TTGAAAATAGAGCAAGAACGGCAGTTGCAAGAATTGGCATTGCAGAAAGAAAGCATTGAATTACGTTTGCAAGCGGTTAAGCAGGGAAGCGAGCAGGAACGACAATTGCGTATGCAGTTGTTAGAGAATGAAAGACAAACAGCATTGTTGCAGAATGAGCAAAAGCCGACCGGACAACAGCAGGACGCCGGGGTAATTAATGCCGGATTTGACGTTAAGGGAAGCGCAATTGCCGACGAATATTTGCAAACGCAATTAATGATGTTTGACCAACAACAAGCGTTGGTGCAATCTGAATTTGATTTATTAAGAAATTCAGAAGCCCGGAAAACCCAATTCCGTTTGCAGGCAGAAAAGGAACGTTTGCAAAAGGTATTAGAATTGAACGAGCAAGCAGCCAATAAATTGTCAGATGTTGAAGTACAAACAATTCAAAACACAATAAAAAAGATTGACCAAGAAATTGAGCAGTCAAAAGGAGAGGAACGAGGAACAGACATTTACGGTTTGTTTGGGCTTAATTTGGACGACGACCAAAAGGAGGCAATAAGTACGTCCGTATCCTTTGCAATGGAGCAATTACAGGTATTTTTAGATGCGAAATTGCAAGCCGCCGAAGCCGCCGTAAATGCCGCCGACAAAGAGGTTGAAAGCGCACAACGCACGTTGGACGCCGAAAGGGAAGCACGGGCGAACGGTTATGCCTCAAACGTGGTTATGGCACAAAAGGAGTTGGATTTGGCAAAGCGGAACCAAGAAAAGGCGTTGAAAGAGCAACAGAAAGCGCAAAAGGCACAACAGGCAATACAGACAATCCAACAAATCGGAAACCTTGTAACGGCGTCCGCTTTGATTTGGTCGCAATTGGGGTTCCCGTTCGCAATCCCGGCAATCGCTATAATGTGGGGTTCCTTTGCCGCCGCCAAAATCAAAGCCGCCCAATTATCCAAATCAGCCAACGCCGAGGGTTCGGAAAGTTACGGCGATGGTACGGTTGAATTGTTGGCGGGCGGTTCCCACCAATCCGGGGACGACGTGGATTTAGGAACCAAACCGGATGGAACTCGGAGACGTGCGGAGGGCGGGGAATTTTTCGCCGTTATCAATAAACGTAATTCCCGCCGTTTCCGTCGTTTAATCCCGGACGTAATAAATAGTTTGAACCGGGGAACATTCCCCCAAAAGTACCTTAATGCCTACAATACCGACGGCATTAATATAACGGTTCAACAAAATAACGCACCGGATTTGCGGGATTTAAAAGACGATGTAAGGGAGATTAAGGAACAAAACCGCCGCCGTCGTTACGTCGATGGCAACGGCAATGTTATTGAGGTTTACAAGAATTTGACACGTAAAATTAAAAATTGATATGAATCCGATTTATAGACATTCATTTGTAAATGCGTTTTTAGCGAACGGGTCGATAAGTCACACAACCGGGAACATAAACGGGAATAGTACAAAGTTCTATTATACCCGTACTTTTGTCCCGGTTGGGAATGTGTACCCCCGCAAATTGTTTCAGAATTTCACCACGCAATCCGGGGGCGCATTTTACGATAGCAATAAAAAGATTATCGGCGGTTGGGGGGGCAACCCGTCCGCCACAAATACGGAATTTGACATACCAAGCAATGCCGCATATATCCGGTTTAATGTAATCAAAGCGCAATACGCCGACGGGACGGCATGGTTGAGATTGGGAACGTTGGACGCCCCGAACATCTTACAAGGTCAAACCGTGCATCCGATTTATAAGGACGATTTGGCAAAGGAGTACGAATTAGAAACCAACCAACGGTTTTATCGTGCCAAATTATCCGGCAAAATTACCTTTGTCCGGGATGATTACGACTATATAAACCGTCAATCGTTCGACAATGAATTTTTGTATTGCATTGAAAAGAGCAACGACGGCGGGCGTACATGGTTCCAATACTTTCAAGGCAAGTTTATGAAAACCGATTGCACGTTTACCGATTACGATAAAAAGGTTGTTGTACAACCGGACGCAATCGACGATTATAACGACGTGTTGGCGGGATTGGAAAAGGAATACAATTTAATAGCGTTAGCCCCGACAATCCAACGGATAACGATAAACAAGCGTCCATTAATTCAAATATACGTTCCGGGGGATAGTGTTGTTTCTTGTTTTTTGGGCGGTACGAATTGGGAACAAGACGCAAACGCCACGACCGACCAAAACGCATTAGTACAAGCCTATCATTTTGCTTTGTGCAATATATTGAAAGAAATACAAATTACGTCCAACGGTTCCCCGGCGGTAATATCCGGGCTTTATACCGGACGAATGGCAACGGGTGCAAGTGCGGACGTATTCGAGGGGAAATTATACCCGGAATCGAATGTTAATTATTATATCTATATTTCACAAAAACGAATTAACGGCACACCGTTTGGGGAGGCATTGGTTGAGATACGCCGACAGTCGGACAATGTGGCAATGTTCCGTTATCGAAAGGCTACAACGTCCCCGTTTGATACATTGGAGTTTAATTTAACCGCCGTCAATGGTTCCGGGGCAACCGGAAAAATGCACGCCGATATGAAAAGTTATAATATATACGCCCGGTATTTGTGCGACGTGGAGAAAATCGACAACCTTAATACATATCCATTGCCCGTCGATGATATAGTTGATAATAACCGTAATTATAGGCGTGCGATTGGTTACGCAATCGACGTGGCGTTTATTTCAAACATCTTTTCAGATACCCCGACCGAGTGGGGATTAGCGGATAACGGAAAGTATTTTGCGCCGCCCTATTCCATTTACGGACCGTTTTATCCAATTGCCCGGTCAACGTGGCGTTATGCGTCGTTATGGTTTGGGTTTTCTTTGATGGATTGGATATTAGAGAAAAAAGCACGAAAAGCATATACTTTGCGGGATGCGTTCCCGGTTGCGTCTTGTATATCCGTTTTGCTCAATCAGATTGCACCGGGTATAACGCACGCAGCCACGGCGGAATACAGCCAATTTTTATACAGCGATAACAACCCAATATCCGGGTTGAATTTCCGTTTGCTTGTATCACAGAAAACCAATATTATAAACGGGGAATATCAGCAACCCGCACAAAAAGCCCCGACGACCTTACAACAATTTACCAATATGTTACGGGATTGTTTTAAATGTTATTGGTTCATTGAGGACGGCAAATTTAAAATCGAACATATCCAATATTTCCGCAATGGCGGTTCCTATTCCGACGAGGCTATATTAAGCCACGATTTGACAAAGGAATTGAATTTGCGCAACGGGAAACCGTGGGCGTTCAACACGTCGGAATATTCGTTTGATAAGGTCGATTTGCCGGAACGTTACCAATTTGAATGGATGGACGACGTTACGGCGGCATTTGAAGGGTTGCCGATACAAGTAATAAGCAAGTATGTAACGCCCGGAAAGGTTGAGGAAATTAATATATCAAACTTTACGTCCGATATTGATATGATGTTGTTAAACCCCGGCAATATGAGTTCGGACGGGTTCGCCTTGTTTGCCGCCGTTCCGCCAACGTCCGGGTCGCAATGGATATTACCATTTACCCGCCAAACTATTAACGGGGTCGAATACTTTTTGCAAAACGGATATTTGGCGTTTATCAATCTGCAATCCCTGTATTGGTTATATGATTTACCCGCCCATCGTGTATCAATAAACGGTTCCGAGGTTTACGCATACGGTATTGAGAGAAAGAAGAAACAAACGTTTAGTTTTCCGGCAAATGACGACCCAAACCCGATGCAACTAATAAAAACGTATATCGGTAACGGTCAAGTTGATAAATTAAGCGTAAATTTGTGTAGTCGAAACATTAAAGCAACGTTGAAATATGATACAGAATAACAACATGAGCGTTTTACCGTGGTACACGTCAATAAATGAACAGAACCACAGAAAAAGTTACGCATACGGCGCAATTTACCCGTTATTTGCCCCGGCTGATAGATTGTTACCGTTTCAGATAATGAGAAACACACGGTCAAACAATGTTACGTCAGTGGTATTGTATGAAAAGACCGGAAAGGAAGTTGCAAACATAACAACGTATATGGAAGAAACCGGATTGCAGATTGTCCGGTTTCAAACGTTGGGTTATGATGTTATATTGTACCCGTCAATATTACCCATGCCATTAAATCAGTTGGACGGAATATATTATATGATGCTATCGGATGGCGTGCAAACGTGGTATTCTGAAATGTTCACGGTCGTACAAGATGTTTCCGGTTACTTAAAAATACAATGGTGGGATATTGAAAATTTGGTATTTGACGCCGGGCAAATAGTATATAAAAACCCGGATTTCAAAAATACATTGTATCTTTGTACAGAGTTAGGAAAACCGGATTATGAATTTGAAGAGGATGGCGAAGAACGGGACGGGTATTTTTTCCCGGAAAAACAAATATCAGTAAAAACGTTTAAATGTACAATATTGGCACCGGAGTTCCTTTGCGACGTTATGCGTTTTATCCGTATGGCTGATTATATTCATATAACAGATAAATACGGCAGGAAATACGATTGCGATATGTTCCTAATTACCCCCAAATGGCAAACGCAGGGGGATTTGGCAAACGTCGAAATTGAGTTTAAAACGGCGACCGTTGCCAAAAAGATAGGGCGGGGATATATTACGCCCGGTACAAAGGGGGATTTTAATAATGATTTCAATAACGATTTTAATATTTGAAAATTATGGGAGGTTACACGAAATTAAAAGCCGCAATTGCCGCCGCTATCAAAGCAAACGGAAATAACGAGATTACCGGGGCAATAATGCAAGTCGTGTTGAATACGATTGTTTCAACCGTGGGAGCCAATAGAACCTTTGTTGGCATAGCAAATGAAAATACCAATCCCGGCACGCCGGACGGTAACGTTTTTTATATCGCTTATGAGGCGGGGAATTATGTAAATTTCCAATCCGGGGCGAGTAATTTGACCGTAAAACCCGGCGAATTGGCAATATTATACAACGGGACGAACAATTGGGATAAATTTGTTATCGGCATGAGTTCGGACGGCGTTATTGCGCTTGCGAACACAATAAACCAAATCAACGCAACCGGACGTTATGCGTACACGGATACGGATATTGTAAAGGGGTCAAATACGGGGTCCCAAAAGGTGCGTACATTTTTGGTTGCGGGTCAACCATACCGATTTACATTAACGCCCGTTGGAGACAGCGTCCCGGTAGATATACAGGGTATTAAAGCCGACGGAACATTTGATGTTATTGGCTCCATGATATCAACGCCCGCCGGGACAACGAAAACCATAACGCCAACCCAAAATTATTACGGGTTTACGATTTTTTACGGGTCCAAAACAATCGCCACGTCTGCAAATGTATTGTTTGAAACTCCGACAACCGGGGGAATGGGTTTGCCGGACGTTGTTTACGTGGATGCGGTCAACGGAGACGACACGAACCCCGGCACAACGGAAGGGGCCGCATTAGCGACGTTTGCCGCCGCATTTTCCAAAACAGGCGTTGATACAACAATTATATTGATAGGGGACACGACCGAACGTTTGAATATCAAAACCAAGTCAAACCAACGTTCCGTCCGTCTTATCGGTAAACGTGGATTAGTTAACCGTATCATTTGCGGAACAAAAATTGATAGCGGAACATTAGTTGCGGGTACAACGAACGTTTACCAAACCCCGTTGTCGTCCTTTTCAACCGTCGCCCGTTTCCAATTGTTCCAACATGAGGTATTCGACGAAAGTACGTTGATACCGGACAACGAACGCCACCCGTTACAACGTGGGAAAACGTACCGTTGTGATAGCACAAAGATAACCCGAGTTAGGTCGTTGGATGCCGTGAAAACGTCCGAGGGTTACACGTTCTTTTATGATACAGACGCACAAATGTTGTACGTCAAAATCAAAGAGGGTACAACGTTAGCCGCCAACCCGGTTTACATTCCGGGCGGTTCCGGTATTTTCGGCAATGACGGTTCCGTTGCTTTTGAAATGGTTAATATTGAATGTTGGTACGGTTCAATTTTGTTAAGGTCTTGCCACGGCGGACGGGCGATTGATTGCGCAGCAAAATACGCATTGGGCGACGGTGCGTGGTCGTGGGATGCGGCAATTGGTGTGGAATTGATACGATGCGAAGCGGCACGGGCGCTTAGCGATTCGACAACCGGGGACGGGTTCAACGCAAACAGCACAACGACTGACCCGGCATTGGCGAAACATACCGTTGCAACGATGATTGATTGTTGGAGCCACGACAATAACGACAACGGATATAGCGACCACGAACGTTGCGAAACAACCATTATTGGCGGATTGTTTGAATACAACGTAAGAGGCGGAATAACGACCGCTTATGGTGGCCACGATACGATATATAACGCCTATTGCCGTAAACAGATTGATAACGGTATCGCATTAGTTAGAAGCGCAAAGGCGGAGGAAGGCGGCAGAGGTTCGCAAATATTCGCGATTGGTTGCATTTGCGAGAACAACAAAGTCAATTATTACGTTTCCGGCGATAAGTCCGGGACGGATGAAAATTTTGGTAAGTTCGTAAATTGTGTATCTTTGAACGCACGTTATGGGTATTTTTGCGGAACGAACGCCCGTATTGAATTGAACAATTGCACGGATAGCGGAAGTTCAACCGCAAAAAGTGGCAACGTGATAGTCAATAACGCCGCATTGGTAGAATAATTAACCGGGGGCGGGTGCGCCCGTCCCCCTTTTCCCTTACTTAAATAATGCAAGAACGTAACATTATTAACGGAACAACCACGGCGGTTGTCGCACCGTTATTGGACTTTTACAATAGTCTTATTCCCTTTTTGTTTTTAGCAATTGTTTTAATATTCGTCGATAGTCGTTTTGGCATTGCCGCCGCAAAGAAACGAGGGGAACCAATCAGAACGTCCCGGAAATGGAGGCGGGCAATAAACAAATTGGTCGATTATATTTGTTGGGTAACTTTGGCGGGGTTGTTTGGGCAAACATTCGGCACGATTTTAGGAATGCCGGTATTGTCCGTGTTGTTGTTGTTAGTTGTGTATGGTATCGAAATTTCAAGTTGCTTTAATAATTACTTTGAGGCAAAAGGAATTAATAAGAAAGTAAATATATTCAAATTGTTTAGCCGTCCGGAATTTGAAAAGTGCATTGAAGATATTCCGGACAAAAAGAAAGGAGAAAAAGAAAGGAGAAAAAGAAAGGAGAAAAAGAAAGGAGAAAACGAAAATGAGTAAAATTGTAATTCTTGACAACGGACACGGAAAAGAAACAGCCGGAAAGCGTTCCCCCATTTGGGGGGACGGTTCCCAATTGTTTGAATGGGAGTTTAACCGTGACATTGTGCGACGTATCGCCGCCAAATTGGACGATTTGGCGATTGGGTACGAGATATTGACCCCGGAAACAAACGACGTGTCATTGGTGGAACGTTGCCGCCGAGCAAATGAGATTTACCGCAATTACAACGAAAAGGCGTTTTTGGTATCCGTCCACGCCAACGCCGGGGGCGGTACGGGTTGGGAGGTTTACACGTCGCCCGGAGAAACGAAAGCGGATGCAATCGCCACGGTATTTGCCGAGGAAGCGCAACGGGTATTCGTCCCGGACGGTTGGCGTATGCGTTTCGATTATGCCGACGGCGACCCGGATAAGGAAGCGGCGTTTTATATCCTCAAACACACGAGTTGCCCGGCAATCCTTACGGAAAACTTTTTCATGGATACCGAAAAAGATTGCCGTTTCATAATGAGCAACGAGGGACGGGAGCAAATCGCAGATATGCACGTTGCCGCAATCAAAAGGGTTGTTAAACTTTAATTCATAACGAACGCATGAAAAAGTATTTGATTTTGGCGGCAATCATTTTGGCGGTTGCCGCCGCCTTTTGGGTGCAACACGCCAAAATAAAGAGGTTGACCGAGGAACGGGACAGATACCGGAGCAATACCGAAATACTATTGCAGGACGTCAAGACGTACCAAACGAAAGACAGTTTGAACGCAATCAAAGTCGGGAATTTGGAGTTGACATTGGCGGAATACAAAAAGTACCGGGCGGACGATTTGGCGTTGATAAAGACGTTGCAGGCAAAGAACCGGGATTTGGAACGGGTTACAACAACCCAAATGGAAACAATCAACGAATTGCGGGCAACCGTCCGGGATAGTGTTGTATATTTGCCCGGCGATACGGTTACGACCGTTTTACGATGCGTCGATATTGTCGAACCGTGGTTTGAGTTGCACGGATGCGCCACGCCGGACGGACAATTTACCGGGACGCATATAAACCGGGATAGACTGTTGATTGTCGAAACGGTACAATACAAACGTTGGTTGGGTTTTCTATGGAAAACCAAAAAGATAAAGAACCGGGAAATTGATGTTGTAAGCAAGAACCCGGCAACAAAAATATTGGGCGTTGAGTTCGTAACCATAGAAAAGTAACTTTTATTGTTCATAATACCGGGAAACGGGGATTGTAACCAAGCGTTGCAACCCCGTTTTTGTTTTTGCCCGTTTTTAGCCCCGTATTTCGATTATTTTGTTTGAATGGATAAAGTACCCACCCCGGCAAATAAAGTGGCTTAAAATGAAAATTCGCCAAAAATAACTTTGCGGGGTGCCAAAAGAACCGTTTTTTTGTCCGAAAATCGAAAATAAAAGAAAATTCTTTTGGTAGTTAAAATAAAATGCCCTATCTTTGTGCCATGTTAATAAAACGACCGGGCGTTTTCCCGGCAACAAAAAGAGCGATACAATGAAGCCCGAAGATATTTACAACGGTTTGGAATATACAACAAAAGAAATTAACCGTACTTTCAAAATCAAAGTAAACGGCTTGTTCAACGGCAAAAAGATTAACACGTTGGTTGGCGTTTTCGGTTTGATTAAGTTAGTAGGCGTTGAAATGGCGAACAAATTATTGCGCCGTGCTTTCCGTTGTGTCAAAGACGCCGAACATTGTAAGTTGCGCCGGGGTTTGAAAATATCCTTTTATTATTACTAATCCGACCGGGCGGGTTCCCGGAACCAAATAAATTTCAAATATGGAAACAAAGAAAAGAACACAGGCGACGGACATTGCCGAGATTGCAACCAAGTTAGACGGCAAAGTTAAATTTTCGTCAATCATTTACAGCCAACAAATGTTGTCGGAGAAATACCGGGAAACAGGGGTAAACGATATGTATTTTATCGGCAAAAAATTTGGGTTGTGGTTTTATACAAGCCGGGCGGCATTAGATAGCCTTTGTTATCTGCAAAACCCTAAATTCCCGACGTGGGTATTGTGCGAAAATTCATTGAGTTTGTACGAAATAAGATAATACGGATATGGACGCAAACAAGTTAATCGGAAAAACATTTGCTTACAAAGGTATTGGCAATATGGTTTATATCGTAGTTGTTCAAGCATTGGAACCGAAAGGCGAAAGATACGACGCCGATAGTTATATAGGCAAACAGACCCTTATATTTCCCGACGGGGAAAGTATGACGCAGGATTGGGCGTGTGTCCGGGGCGCATTTGAGCGTAAGAAACGCCGGGGCGAATTGAAAGTATTAAGATAATAACCCGCCGGGGGTTCGTCCCCCGGCACAATAACAAAGATTATGGCAAAGTATATTTTGAGCAAGAAAGCGAAAGGCAAAAAGTATCAGTACACCGTTACCGACGAAAAAGGCAACGTTGTTTCAACAAGAACGTCCGCCCGTGATTATGTGGCGTGTACCGCCAACGGCGAATTTTATTTTGGGCGGTTGGACTTAATCGGCAAAGGCGACCACGGCAAAGGGTTGAGCCGCACGACGGAAATATTGGCAAATCCCGAACGGGCGTATAAAAAGCAAGCCGCATACTTTGTGCCGTCTTATCGGAAAGAATGGATTGCCGAGAACCCCGCCGACGAATGGATTGCCCGCAATGTTAATTGGGCAACCGAACGCCAAAAGGAATTAAACGCAATCGCATATTTACAGCCGGGGGAATAACCCCGGCTTTGCCTGTTATGGATATACGATTGACAGAGGAACAACGGGAAATATTGAGCGGTCGAATTTGCCCGACCGACAAAGACAATATTTTACCGATACAATCGCCGTCGCAAAACGTGTTGAGGTCGTAAAAGCGGCGGACGTATTCGACGAACGGGAAATTGAATTGATACGCCGGATGGTTCGCCCGGTAGTCAAAGGGTGTTATAGAAATGCGCATTTGCTGACGTTGTTATTTCCCGACCGGGTGCAATACGTTGAGGGCAAAACGAACGCATTTATACCAATCGACCACGCATTTAACCGGGTCGGGGACAAATATATTGACATTACGTTTGAGTTCGCATTGGGGTTAGACCCAACGCAATACGAATATGTGGCGTTTGGGGAATATCCGGCGGGCGTTATTGAGGAAATAACCGACCAAACGGGATATTATGGCGATATATACCGATTTTGTTATTGTGCGGCGCAAATGGCGTTGGAAAAGATGAACCCCCGGACGTAACAGATACGCCGGGGGTTCGGTACGCAGTAACCGAGAGCGATTTTTGGTAATGCGGTATTGCAAAGGTAGGTTAAAAATCGGATATTCCACGCACCCGGCAAAAAATGATTTCACGAAACAAAGATTATATTTTGGGTAATTAAAAAAATTATTTCTACCTTTGCAGAGCAAAAGATTAACAGCCTACCCGGAGGGATACCGGGAAATGATATGAAAATAAAAGAAAGTGAGCAATTAAAGATGTTGGCGACCGAAAGCGGAAAAACAGCCAACCAAGTATCCGAAACAATCGTTACGGAGTTAATCAACAAACAGATTATCGAGAACATAAGCGACAATTGGGGGTTCCCGGTCGCCGATTGTTACGAACGGGATGTTACCGTTGTGGAAATGGTGGACGTTATCCGGGCAATTGGTATTTCCCCGGTTCGTTCCGTCCATTTGGACGCCCTGTTGGAATGTGTATTGATTGGCGACGATGATTGCCCGGAGTGTGGCGGGGAAATGGAGGTTACAGACGGCGAGTATAGACGTACCGGAGGCGACGGATATTTGACCCCGCCGGAATATAGCCCGATTTGGGAGGAAAAAACGTGCCGCAATTGCGGATACAAAGAGAGCAACGAACCAAGTTATTAACAAAAAAAATTTAAGTTATGGCATTGAGATTAAGAGTAAACGAAGCAATCGCCCGTTCCGAGGCGAACGGGAAAAAGGTTTTGAAAAAAGACATTGCCGCCCGTCTTTTTGAGGGTGCAAGCGAGAGCGCACAACAGGTAAATATGACGAATTTATGTAACGGCACGACCAAACGGATTGTCCCGGAATGGGTCGTTATTCTTTGCGAAATGTTGGATTGTACGGCGGATTACCTGTTTGGCATGGAGGGCGGAAACAATGAAAAGTAAGTTTATCGAATGGTTGGAAGCCGCCGCCGAAACCATGTTTTCCGAGTTGTTTCAAGCGAAAGCCCTAATTGTTACGTTTGGCGCATTGGGGTTATGTTGTTTGATTGGCGCATTTTGGAACCCGTGGCAATTGTTATTTGCGGCAATGTGCGCCGCAATGGTATTATGTGGAATTTCAGAATATAAAAAGTACAAGTATGAGAGCAAAGAGCGATAAACCGGGCGACCCGGTAAAAGAGGTTGCGGGAACCGTCGGCAATGTTGCCCCGGATATGTTCCCGGAGATTAACGAGGAACAACAAACAATTATTCCCCCGTTCGTTGATGTTCAACCGGGACAACCAACCGGAGTGTTTGAGATAATACCGGGCATGACGGTTGAGGAAATGACGGCAATGTTTTTCGACGAAAAAACATTGATTGAACCCCCGTATAAGGTTTGGCAGTTAAACAGCAAGGGACACCGATATTATTACCGATATGACGACGCCGGGAACCCGGAGTTTTTCCCGTCGGTTACAACTATATTGTCCCAAACATTACCCAAAGCCCCGCACCTTATAAATTGGATTGCGAACAAAGGCATTGAGGAAGCCGAGCGATACAAAGGCGAACGGGCGGCGTATGGAACGTTTATGCACGCCGCATTTGAGGAATTATTGATTAACCGAGCGTATGATTTGGACGGGCTAAAAGGCAAACTAAAAGAATACATTGAGGTTTACCGATTGCCGGATGACTTTATTTATTACGCCGACGATTTGAAAAAGGACGTATTGGCGTTTGCGCAATTCGTATTGGATTATGATGTACGACCGTTAGCCGTTGAAATTGCGTTGGTACACCCGTATTACAAGTACGCCGGAATGATTGATTGCCCGTGTACCATGCGGGCAAAGATTGGAAGCAACGACCGGATTAACGCAATTGTCGATTTCAAAAGCGGGCGAAAAGGTTTTTACGAGGAAAGCGAAATACAATTAGGAATGTACCGGGATATGTGGAACGTCAATTTTGAGCAATTCCCCGTTACCCGTATTTTCAATTTCAGCCCGAAAGATTGGCGCAAAAAACCGTCGTACAATCTGAAAGAGCAAACCGAAAGCCCCAATATACGGAAAATCCCCTATCTGTTGGAGATTGCCGCCATTGAGGACGAAAAGCGGGACAACACGTTTACGGCGGTTAATGGTATGGTTGTATTGGACGACGCCCCGGATTTATCCCAAAATGTAATATCGTTGTCTTTGGCGGAATTGATTAAAACTAAAGCCCCCAAAGAGGCGACCCCGGACGAAACCACGGACGCCGCCGATACCGTCAAAGCGGATGCGGTTGCCCCGGAACAAACGCCGGAACCGGAGATTAAGAAAACAAAGATTGTGAAACGCACCGGGGAAACGGCAAAGGAGGCGAAAAAGAAGCCCGACACGGGACGAAAGACGGCAAAACGGACTGTTGCACCGGAAAAGGAACAAAAGCCCGCAAATGCGCTAAAAAAGCCCAAAAACGAGAATAAGAAAAGATTGTTGAACGACGACCCCGAAATATAAAGAGCATGAAAGGACGAATAATACGACCTGAAGCGGAAAAATCCCGTTTGATTTTGCCCCGTGTCGGACAAATAAAAATCGGAATGAAAAACGCCAACGGATACCCGCAAAGCGTGGATTATTTCATACCAACGGGAAAGTATGCCGGGTTATTTACACAGGCATACGGCGAAAAGCCCCAAACAATTCAAATCGTTTTCCCGGACGACGACCCGGCGAAAGTATGCAACGAGCGGTACGAGTACCGGGACGACGACGGACGATTGATTGCGGCGGGCGACGGCGAAACGTTTCAAGTTTGGGACGGCAAAAAGTACGAAACATTGACAACGGAGGAATACCCGAATTTGATGTTGTCTATTGCCAAGCGTTACCCCAACCGGAAAAGCAAACAGGAGGGCCACGACGGTTGGGAAATTACGTTGACATTGAATTTCATTGTACCGTTGGTACGTGGCGTTGCCGGGGTATGGCAGTTTTCAACAAAGGGTACGGCGTCCACAATCCCGCAAATCCGGGAAACGTTCGACGGTATGTTGGCGGAACGGGGATTTTGTAAGGGAATTATATTTGATTTGAACGTACAATTTGCCACGACCCAAAAGCCCGGCGACAAATCCCGTTTCCCTGTTGTTTCATTGGTTCCGAACGAAAGCCCGGACAATGTTTTAAGAGTGCGCAAAGCGTGGGAACCTGTTAAACAATTGGAGGGCGGCGACAATGGAAAAGAAAATTGAAATTTCGGTTGGCGACGTAATTGTTGTTAATCATGTGGAAATTAGAGCCGAAAAACGGACGGGTTGGCAGGGTTGCGAATGTTGTTTTTTCCACAAATCCAACGGTTCATGTATGCGTTTCCCCTGTAATGCAGGGGAAAGGAAAGACGGTATAAACATTAAATTTGTGAGAAATGACAATAAGAGATAGCAATTTTATAACGATTTTAGCCCCGATGATTACCCGGTTGAAATTAAAAGGGAACGAATTATTGGTTTTCGCTTTAATTCATGGGTTTAGTCAAGACGGGGAAAGCCGTTTTAAGGGTTCGTTGAAATACCTAATTGAGTGGACGGGGTTAGATAAAACGACCGTTATTAAAATACTCAAATCGTTAGTTGAGAAACAGTATATTAACAAATTTGAGTACGAAAAAAATAAGGTTCGTTATTGTGAGTACACGACGAATTATTGGGCGGCTTTAGAGTGGTTGGAAAATCCCACCCCCCCGGTTGGAAAATCCAACCACCCCGGTTGCGAAACACCACCACCCCCCCGGTTGGAAAATCCAACCACCCCGGTTGGAAAATCCAACCCTATATTAAATACTGATATAGATAACTCTTTTGGTATTGATAAGGATAAACCCGCCAACGAGGTTGCCGGGGATTTATTCCCGGACGAACAATTGGAGGTTCAGAATGATAAAAAAAGAACGTCCATATTTCGCAATTCCGATGTTTACAAATTGGTTAAGTTCGGGGCGGACGGCGTAAATGATTATTCCGAGTTTGAAAAACTGTTTGCGACGCCGGAATTTGAAAAGGTCGATTTGATTTATTATTTCCACACGGTCGCCGATTGGTCGGAAACCAAACAGGGAGTTAAGCGAACCCGCACGGGTTGGATTGCGACGGTACGCAATTTTATCCGGGGCGATATTGAGAAAAAGAAATTGCATTTGAAACCGGAATACCAAGCCCCGCAAAAACAGTTGAACGTTGCGGGCGCAATGGAATTTCTTAACAACGATTATTGATTATGGAAAATTTGCCGGAAACAGTAAATACGCAATCCGTGGCGTTGGCGATATACAACCCAACGCCCGGTACAAAAGCAATCGACATACGCCGACAAATGTTGCAATTACCGGAGGTTGCCAAATCATTATCCGGGGTCGAAAAGTACATTTTCGCCGCCTCAACGAAAATGCAAATTGCCGATATTGACGACGGCACGTTGATTGCGAAAACCGGGCAAATGTTCCGGTTTATTGCAATGGACGTCGGGTATATAATCCCGACCAATCCGGAAGATTGGGCGTACATTTGTACCCGGTTGTTGGATATACTCAAAAAATACTATTCGCAAATGACATTGGCGGATATTAAGTTGGCATTTGAGTTGGCGACAACCGGGGAATTGGACGACTATTTGCCGAAAGACAGCCAAGGCAATCCGGACAAAAAGCATTACCAACAGTTTAACGCCGATTATTTCGCAAAGATATTGAGCGCATACCGCCGGAAACAAAACGGGGTTATACATAAAGCGTATAAGGCATTGCCGGAGCCGAAAAAGGAATTGACGCCGGAGGAAAAACGGTATTATCACAACCAAATCGTCGCCCGATGTAGGGAGGTATTTTTGCAATATAAATATACCGGGCGGTTTGTGTTGGGGATTACTGACGGAATGTTGATTTATGATTGGTTGCGAAAGTTGGGTTTTGCCAATGAGGTTGCCGGAACCGAGGACGACCGCAAACAAGCATTTGCCCGATATATGCAACGTGTCGCCCGTGGGTTCGTCAACAAGTACGAGGCGTACCACGTCCAACGTAAGGGAACCGACGCCCCGGAATTGGATTTTACGGCGTATGAAATTGCGAGGGACAAAGAGATAAAACGCACGTTCGACCGTATGATTGCGGACGAATTGCAGATTGATAACTATTTAGATTTTTGGAAATGAACAAAATAACGATTGATTGTATTATTGGGATTGACCCCGGAAAAACCGGGGGGATTGCCGTTTGGCGTCCGAACCATAAAACCGAGGTAATAAAAATGCCGGGCGACCTTATGGAGTTGCGGCAATGGTTTAATTATATAAAGACTATTTGCCGCCCGTTGGTATTCGTCGAAAAGGTGCAATTGCGCCCGGATGATATAACCGACAATCCCGGTAAGGCGTTCCGGGTTCAAAAACTGTTATCCGAGTTCGAGAAACTGAAAACGATAATTGCCATGTGCGACGTACCGTTTGTTTTGGTACACCCCCAAAAATGGCAAAATGAATTGAAATTGCGGGTTAAGGGAGAGGAAAAGCCGGAGCGCAAAAAGCGATACCAACGAGCCGCCGCCGATTATTACCCCGATGTTAAGGCGACGTTGTGGAACGCCGACGCCCTTATGATAATGCACTTTGGACGGTACATTTTGCACAACAACCCCCGTTGGGTTTTGGAGAATTTGCCCGCCCCGATGCACGACCGTTTATTTTAAGCCCCGTATTTCGATTATTTTGTTTGAATGGGTAAAAGTATGGCAGACGAAAACAAAAGCCCGCAAATCGAAAATCCGGCGAAAATAACGTTGGAAGAATTGGCGTACATGGTTAAACAGATGCGCCACAACCAACGGAGGTGCGAATGGAACCCAACGCCGGAAAAGATTGCAACCCGGACGGCATGGGAACAAAAAGTTGACGGCGTTATTGCCGTCTTAACAGATACGCAAATGAAATTATTTTGATTTTATCCCGGTACGACTTGCGCCGTATCGGGATTTTTTTGCCCTAACACGAAAATAAAAAAAAAAATTTTGGTAATTAAAATATTTACCGTAATTTTGTGGCATGAAATAACAACGACCGGGCGTTTTCCCGGAAAATAAAAACCGAGAGTATGGATACATTAGAAACAGCAAAACAGACAAAAACGGCTTAATTGCCGATTGCACCCGGTCGGAGGTTGACGCCAACCGGGATGCGCTTAACAAGGTGCAAAGCATGATACACCAAAGAATGAGATTAACAAACAAATAAGTAGTAACCGCCGGGGGAAACCCCGGCATAAAAGAGCGAAAAAATGATTATCAAAAAGTTAGAATTGTCGAATTTCCAAGTAATTAAGGAGTTCAACGCAGATTTTGAGGGTAATGTATATTTCATTACCGGGGACAATGAGTTGGGAAAATCCACGCTATTAAAGGCAATCGGGGCGTTGTTGACCGGGAACCGGGACGCCGTGTTGCGTAATGGCGAGGACAAAGGGTTTGCCAAAATGGTTGTCGGCGACGACGGCGAGGAATACGACGTTGAATTGCGGTTTACCAAAGCCAACCCCCGTGGTACGTTATCAATCAAACAGAAAACAACCGGGATGCGGTCGGATAACGTAAGTATGTTGCAAAAGGTTTTCGGATATACGGATTTTGACGCCGTGGAGTTTTCCCGGTGGTCTGAAACCGCCGAGGGTCGCCGAAAGCAAGTGCAATACGTCCGGGCATTGTTGCCGGAGAATGTGCAAAAACGTATTGCCGAGATTGACGCCGAGGTTATGACCGTTAAGGAGAAAAGAAAGGACGCCAACGCCGAGGTCAAGACGTACACGACCATTTGCGCCGCCGCCGAAAAGCAGTTGAAACCGGGCGACGTCAAAACGTATGCCGAGAAAATCGACATTGCCGATTTAATGGAGGAACAAAACGAGAACGCCCGGTTGATTGAGAAAGCGAAAACCGTGCGTACCGCATTGCAAACCCGGACGGAACAATTGGAGGCAATCCCCGGTCGTATCAAAGCCGCCGAGGAAACCAAGAATACAGAGATTGCCGCCGCAATAAAGTACGAGGCGGAAGCCCAAGCCGAATACGACCGGATTGTTGCCGAGGCAAAAAAGGCATTGGAAGCGGCAAAGAAAAAGAGCAAAGCCGATGCGAAAGCCGCCGCCGACAAATACGACGAAACATTGGCGCAAATCCAAATGGATAAAGCCGATTACGAAACCCGTAAGAACAACGCCGCCGCATGGTTGGCAAAGTACGAGGGAAACAACCCGGAGAATTTGGATACAGCCGAACGCCTCAAACAAGCCGAGGAACACAACAAAATCAATGCGTTGGTTGTGGACTATCTGACGAAGAAAAAGCAAAAGGACGCCGCCGAAAAGGTCGCCCAAACCCACGAAAAAAAGTTGTCGGATTTGCTCAAAGAGCGGGAAACACTTATTGCGAAATCGGAATTGCCGATTGCCGGGTTGACGTTCACGGACGACGGGTTGGAATTAAACGGCGTGCCGTTCGTCGCCGGGAAAGTGTCGGATAGTCAGATAATGGAGGTTGCCGCAAAATTGATTATCGCAAGCAATCCGACCGTTAAGGTATTCCGCATTGCGAGGGGCGAAAGTTTGGGCGCAAAACGTCTGCAATCCCTTATCGAATTAGCCCAGAAAGAAGGGTATCAGGGATTTATAGAGGAAGTCAAGCGAGGACAGGACGATTTAATTATTGAGGAATACAGCGAAACCGAGTAATTAACCGGGGCGTCGGTTCCCCGGCGTCCCTTAAACAAAACAATATGGAAGTTAAAGAAATGACAATTGCGGACGTGTTGAAAATGCCGTTGTTTTTTGAGAACGTGAAACGCCAATTAACGAGCCTTTGGAACGACCGGGAGAAAGCCCGTAAGGATGCGACCCGGAATAATACGAGGTTGCGGGCGCACGTTATCGACCGTATGCACAATACCGGGCATTGGGAACCGGGAAATTTCGTTATTCTTTTCGCAAAAGTTTTGGATAAGGTCGCAACCGGGTATTCGTCGAGCGAACGGGCGTTTATCCGTGCGGTTGGAATGACAGCGTTTAATATCACAATGCAAAAGTTAATCGACGATGAGAAAGCGAGAAATAACGGCAACGGGGACGATAAATAATAACGGCGGGTTGGCAATGTACATGGGCGAATTAAACGAATTTTTCAAGGGTTGGAAAGGTTCCCGGATAATTGCCCGGTTCATTGTTGCGTCGCCCGGTTCGTCCGAGGCTTTGAAAGGCTATTATTTCAACTATGTTGTACCCACGTTCCGACACGCCATTTGGGAGGCGGGCGAACGTCTTACGGAGGAACAAACGGAACGGAGGTTGCGGGAGTTTTCCCCAATTATGTACGTCGAGCGGGTCAACGAGGAAACCGGGAAATATTCCCACGAATTGCGCACCGTGGCGGAATTGTCGAACGCCGAGTTAATCGAGCATATCGAAACACTCAAACAAATTGCCGCCGAGGAATACAACACGTATATTGACGACCCCCGAACGTTGTAAGGTATGTTTTGCAAGTGTAACGGAAAGCGTAAGAATTACCCGTTGGCGGGTTGGCGGATTATTCGCCACGAATACACGCCAAAGCATTACAGCCGGATAAAGTGTTTGCGTTGCGGGTGCGTTTGGATTACACGGGCAAAATATGTTGAGCAAACGCCCAACGACGACGGGCAAAAACGATTATTTTAACGAACAAAAAAGTAACGAGAGTATGAAATTTGAATTAAAAGACATTTGTTTTTTCGATTGCGAAACAACAGGAGTACCCGCAAAGGGTTTGAAATGGGGTGCGGATTTTAACCAATTCCTGCACGTCGTACAATTGGCGTGGGCGTTCGGCGACAAAGAACGCAGTTTTATAATTAAGCCGGACAATTACGAGATACCGCCGGAAACGACCGCAATACACGGGATAACGACCGAACGGGCAATTGCCGAGGGCGTACCGTTTGCCGAGGTTATCGACGAATTTTTGGCGGATGCCGCCGCCGCACCGCTTGTATGTGCGCACAACATTTATTTCGATACGTTGATGTTGAAAGCGAACATTTTGCGTTATTGCGGCAAAGAGTATTACGACGCCAAAGCCAAGGACGCATTGCACAAGGGAAAGCGCATTGGTATAATGATGGAAACTATTAAATTTGTCGGCGCATTGTATCAGAATGGCAAACCGGGGAAATTCTCCAAATTGGAGGAATTATTTGCAAAGTTGTTCCCCGGCGAAACATTCCCGGCGCACGACGCATTACAGGACGTTAAGGCATTACGCCGATGCGTCCCGGAATTGGTCGAATTGGGGGTTATCGAGTTGAAGCAAAAGGAATACCCGGCGGAACAACTCAAAGCGAAATTTGAGCCGGAAAAGCCCAAAGGCGGGCGCAATATTGAGTTCCACGACCCCAACCCGGTAACGGAACCAATCGGAACCGGGGAACCCGTCCCGGAACCAACCCCGGAACCGGAACGCCCGGCGGTTCCGTCGAATAGTAAGACACGGGAATTGTTGGACGAAAACGAATTTTGATTAAAACCGTGCCGGGCGGATTCCCGGCGACAAATAATATTATAATATGAACGAAGAAAAAAAAGCCGCAAACGTTATGTTAATACCAAGTGAAAAGGCGTTTGCATTGTCGAAAGTAAAGACATTAAAGGACGGCGGGTTAGACGTGCATTATGAAGTTACCGAAACAATCGGCAATGAGAGTTACACGAACAAATACCACGTCGAAAGTGCAAAGGACATACACCCGGATTTGCGGGATTGTTTCGACCGTTTGCGCCCAATCATGGGACGTATTTTCAATATCACGTCCTTTTTGTCAATGATCGGAACCGACGATTTTAAGGCGAACAAGAACCAAAAGGAGGTCGCCCGCAATTTCGCCGACGAAATGTTGAAAAACATTGAGGTTCGGGGCGTGTCCTATTCCGGTCAAGACGATAACGTTGGGGTCGTCCTTACGGGATTGTTCACGGTATCCAACGACCAAAAGACGGCGATAAATTCGCCCCGTCTGAAATTCAATACCGAAACGTTCGGTTTTGAGGAGGAATTGGAGGCAATCGTTGCGGACATTGAAAACGAGGTTTACGCATTTTTGTTCAAAGGCAAAAAGGCGCAATTGGAATTGTTCGGGGCTGACGGCGAACCCGCATCGGGTTTGGTCGCAGAGCCGGAAAAGGAGGAAGGATTGTTCCCGGAGGTCGGCGACCCGGCTAACGAGGACGACCCGGAGGACGAAACGGCGGATATGTAAGCAATGGAGCCGATATTGCTAACAGACCGGGAAGAATACCAATTTGTAACCGATAGGGGGTTTTGCCCCCTATTGGATTACAAGCGGTTTACAATGGATATTCGGTTGCGTGTCGAAATCCAACGGGAATTGTTCGGGAATTGCGTTTTAGGACGTGGCGACATTCCCGTTGCCAACCAACGGTTTTTCCGGTGGGTTTGGGAGCATAAGCCGCACAGATGCGAGGAATGTTTAAAGCCGTTACGGAATTATTCCGCCGTTTATTGTTCGCATATATTGACCCGTGGAGCGTTTCCCGAAATGGCGCATGATGCAAGAAATATAAATATACTATGTTTTGAACATCATTCATGTTGGGAGAATGGGGACCGTGAGAAAATGCGAATATATCCGGGCAACGTCCGGATTATTGAATTGCTTAAAAACGAATACATAAGTTTGAAAATATGAGGACGAAAAAAAGAACACCCGATTACGTGGCAATTTCCCGCCGTTCAATCCAAAATGATTTTAAAAGGGTACAAAGATACCCGGAAAGGGAGAAACGCCAGCAAATCGAAAATCCGCCCGAAATAAATGCAGAAAGACGGGTTTTGTTTGTTGGCGAAAATTCAGGTTATTACAAATTGCGTTCTTTCATTGTTGGTAAATTGGTTCGATTAGTTCAAAAATCAAGCGTCGGCGGTTGGGTTTGTGAGTTCGTACACGACGACGACCGAAAAGCGATAAACCATGCCGCCGGATGGTCGGACAATAAGAAACAATATTTGTTGGATTGCGTAAAATTCAAGTGACATGAAAATAAAATCAAAAACCGGATATAAAATTGCGTTATACACGTTCGTGACGTTAACGGTTGCGTCTTATATGTGGGCGTTGTATAGTATCATTGTTTGGATAATTAAAGCGTTTTTTGTATGAGTGTAAACAAGGTTATTTTGATGGGATATATCGGGAAAGCCCCGGATTTTAGGGAGTTCGACAACGGGGGTTGCGTGGCGACCTTTTCGTTGGCAACCACGAAACGAGGTTATACCACAAAGGACGGGCGGCAAATCCCGGAGCGTACCGAATGGCATAACGTCGTATTGCAAAACGGGTTGGCAAAGGTCGCCAATCAGTACGTCAAAAAGGGCGACAAACTGTATATTGAGGGCGAATTGAGAACCCGGAGTTATGACGATGCGCAAGGCGTCAAACGGCATGTTACCGAGATAGTCGCAACCGATATGGAAATGTTGACCCCGAAAGCGACCGGAGCCGGGGCGCAAGTACCGCCGCCGCCCGTGCCGGATGCACCCGTTCCCGACGGAAACGACGATTTACCATTTTAAGCCGTTGACGATATGGGAGCGATAAACGGACGGGTTATTTATAGCCCAAAAGGTAAAGCCGGGGAATACGCCGAGAACGCCGCCAATTTCTTTGTCGGTTGTTCCAACGGTTGTACTTACTGTTATTTGCGCAAAGGTCGTGGCGCAAAGGTATTGAGAGGCAGTCGCCCGGAGTTGAAAAAGACGTTGCGGGAATATCCATACGCTTTGGATATTTTCAAAAACGAATTGTTGGCGCATAAGGAGGAATTGCAGAAAACGGGGTTATTCTTTTCGTTTACGACCGACCCGTTGTTGCCGGAAACGGAACGGTTGACCCGTCAAGCGGTCGGCGTGTGCCAACGCCACGGCGTCCCGGTTAAGATATTGAGCAAATGCGCCGAGGGGTTGAACCGCTTCATTGATTTTGCCGAGGCGTCCGAGGGTTGGGACGTGTCCCGTATCGCTTTGGGCGCAACGTTGACAGGTTGCGACGAATTGGAGCCGAACGCCGACCCAAATATGATGCGGGTTAATGTGTTGGCACGGGCAAAACACCACGGGTTCCGCACCTTTGCAAGCGTGGAGCCAATCCCGCCGGGAATGTACGACCGGGCAATTGGGATAATCAAATTGTCGTATCCATTCGTTGACCTGTATAAAATCGGGTTGCAGAGCGGCGGCAAATATCCGAAACGGGAAATACGATTGATTTACGACACGATTACGGAACATTGGGAGGGACGCCCGGAACAACCCCGTATCTATTGGAAAGATAGTATTGTTAATCCGTTGGGGATTGACCGGGGAGAATTGCCGGGGTATTGTGTCCCTGTTAATTGGGATTTGTTTAATAATGAAAAGTGAAATACGGGTTGAGGTTCCCGCCGATTGCCGATTGGTCGGAGTAAGGACGGACGGCGATGTTGTCGTTATCATTTACGAGCCAATCCAAAACGTCCGGCAAATTGGATTTATCCATTACCCGGAACCCGACGACGAAACCGAGGAACCCGAAAATAAAAAGTAAATATGCAGTACAGCAATAAGGATTACAACCCGGAAAGGCACGACCGTTGGCGTGCGTTGACCGTAAAACAGCCATACGCAAATGATTTGGTAACGGAGGCGTACAAGGACGAAAACGGTATTGTTTACGGGAAAAAGACAATTGAAGTTAGGAGCAAAAACACGTCATACCGTGGCGACGTGCTGATATGTTCCGCAGCGTCCCCGGTTTATCCGGGAATGGAAAGCGGCGTTACTTTGGGATTGGTTGAGTTGTACGACGTAAAGCCGATAAAAGAGTTTACGCCGGAGGATTGGGAAAACACCCGGATTCCAAAGGAAAAGAGGGCGAAAATAACAAAGGGGTACGGGTGGTTGATGCGCAACCCCCGCCGGGTTATTGAATTTCCGGTTAAGGGGCAATTGGGTATCTATAATCTCGTATATACAAAAGGTTGTATTGTTGAATATCCTAAAGTTATGGTAATGGATAAAAAGGGTTATGAATTAGCAAGAAAGGAGGCACACAATGAGTAAGGACAAACACACCGTCCAAACAGGCATACACGTTGGGCGGGTCGGCGTCTATGTTTACGCCCGTGAGTATTGGCAATATCATAGTTGGCAATTTGGCTAAATGGATTACTGGCATTCTGCATAGGAGGCTGGCGAAAAAAGACAATCGATTCGGAGATTCAGGAACAGCGTAAGGTTCGTGTGGAGCAATTGATGCTTTTCAGTCGGTTGATGCTCTATCCGGC